ATCAATTCAAGTTTCTATCCCCTCTATCTCAGTCGGAAGACCGGGCAGACGTGGGTAAATTCCAATCCATTGCTGAAATACTTAACATCGCTGCGGCACTCGACCCATCATTTCAATACAACGTGGATCTTGATAAGGCTGGACGTGCTGCAATTCGCGGTACTGGTGCAGATGAAGAGTGGCTAAATAGCGAGGAAGAGGTTAAAGCGGCCAAGCAAAGAGATGCCGAAATAGCTCAAGCTCAACAGCAAATGGCTATGTTAGAGCAAGGTGCCGAAGCGGTAGGCGCAGCGCAGGCGGTATCAAATGGATAGCAGAAACCTAAAGCCAGCATATTGGGAGCCAGATGAAAAGTGGGCAATTGCAAACAAGCAAAAAATTAGAGCCCTTCAGGCCGTATGGGCAGGAAAGGCAAACGAGGGTCAGCAAATTACAGCCATCTCATTCATCATTGACGATTTATGTGGAAGGGCAGGCAATCAATATTTCCAATCTGAGCGAGACACAGCTTTTGCTCTGGGAAAAAAGTTCGTCGGTGACCACATAGCGGGAGCCATTAACGCCAAACTTGGCAAAATACAGGAACCAAAACAATGAGCGAAGAAATCCTAGACAACCCGGATACCGGCACTAGCGAGCAATCAATCGAACAACCCGGAAGCATAATCGATACGGCACCCGCTGAAAGTGCAGCGCCTCAAACATGGCCCGACACTTGGCGGCAAGAGCTGGCAGGAGAAGACGAGAAAGCCCTCAAGCAGTTAGAGCGCTTAAACTCACCTAAAGACCTCGGCAAGTCATGGCTGGAAGCGCAAAAGAAAATATCCAGTTACAAGCCTGCTGTTGAAAAGCCAGGCGCCGAAGCAACGCCGGAGCAAGTTAAAGCTTACCGCGAGTCTCTAGGTGTTCCCGATGATCCAAGCGGCTACAACCTAGACTTTGAAGATGGCACGGTTATTGGTGAGGACATTAAGCCTCAGTTAGACGGCTTTCTAAAATATGCCCACGATAAACACCTTCCGCCAGGTCAAGTTAAGGATACGCTTAGTTGGTATATGAAGGACGTTCAAGAGCAGCAAGAAAGCCTAAAGCTTGCCAATGACGAGGCGAGAATTGAAGGCACGGCAGAGTTAAGGGCTGAATGGGGCGGAGAGTTTCAGGGGAATATGAATGCCGTGCACACCCTGTTCAATAATGCGCCAGAAGGAACCATGGAAAAGCTTTTGAGCAGCACTGGACCGGATGGCTTGAAATTTGCTAATAGTGCTGATAATATCAGATGGCTTGTTGGATTAGCGAAAGACCTTAACCCTCAAGCAACGCTTGTTCCCCCCGGCCCAGACCAGGCGGCAAGCATAGATAAAGAAATAGAAGATTTACAAAAATTGATGCATTCCAAAGATCCGACCGAAAAGGCCAAGTATTGGAAGGATGAATCAAAGCAAAAAAGATACGCAGCACTAATGCAGAGTAAATCTGCAAGATAAAACCGTTTTCAACGGCTCTATATAGGTCACCGAGGAAGCCCGTAAAGGCAACCTTCCAAATTGGCCATGGTAGACAACCCGTCATACGGATTAACCGCGCACAAGCGCATTTAATTTAATTGATCGAGGAAGCCTACCATGGCCGAAACAGCATATACAATTCAGTACCGGAGTGAGTACATTCCGGGTTTTGAGCAATACAAATCCCTTTTAGCTGAGTGTGTGACCACTGAATCAGTGATCAAAGGCAATCAGGCCACTTTTCTTGTAGCCGATTCAGGCTCAGCAACCACCTCTACTCGTGGGCAGAATGGTTTAATTCCATCGCGTGGAGATAACAACAGCCAGTTAACCGCAACCCTCACCGAAGAGCATGATCTTGTTAAAAAGACCGGCTTTAACGTGTTTGCTTCGCAGGGTGACCAGCGTCGTATCATGCAAGAAACGTCTTACGGTACAGTTTCACGTAAGCGCGATAGCCAGATATTGACAGCTCTTAGTGCTGCAACTCAAACTCAGGGCGCCACTGCCACGGCTACTCTTCGCATGTTTACACGAGCAAAGGCGATACTAGGCAACAACGCCGTACCTAATGACGGCAATATTTGCTGTGTTATATCCCCTGCCGCTCACGCTTTTCTCTCCGAAACATCAGAGTTCACCTCTGCTGATTACGTGAATGACAAGCACCTGGCTGGCGGTGCGCCCAATATGTTTACTTGGGCTGGCATGACATTTATCGAGCATCCTAATCTGGCTGGCCTTGGTACTGCGGCAGAAATTATGTATGTATTTCATAAGTCAGCCATTGGTCACGCTATTGATACTGGTGGCATGCAGGTGTTTGCTGGTTACGACGAAGAGCAAGATTATTCTTATGCTCGTTGCACTATGTACATGGGGGCCAAGTTGTTACAAAACTCTGGCGTTGTAAAAATCACTCACGACGGCTCTACTTTAGCAGCCGTGTAATAGAGGAATAACATTATGGCTTATGCAACTACTAACCCTCCGCAGCTCATAGTACCTGGCATGGGTGGCGGTCTAGCTTTGTGGGCTTACGCCTCGACTGACGTTCATACCGATGTTGACGCCACCGGCTACTTTACTGATGGCGCCGCTCTTGGTATGAGAGTTAACGATACCGTTATTGTTACCAAGACAGATGCAACTATTGGCGCAACCATCCATACGGTTACAACCGTAACGGCTGGTGGCGCTGCAACTGTAGCGGCTGCAATTCTAGCGTAACATTGATATAATACTGCTCAACCCGCCATCATTTCGGTGGCGGGTATTTAAGACAACCCAAAATGGCCCTTAATTATGAGCAAAGAAAAATCAGAAAAACCCCAACACCACGTATTCAAAGCCCATGGCGATTTAAAGCTTGCCGAACATGAACGCTGTGTTCATTTTTTGTGGGTGCCCTCCGGCGTAACTCTCGAACAAGCAACAGATGTTAGATCCTTCGCGCATATCGCCAACGACCTCCGTGTTAATGGTGAGATTATAATTCGCTCAGAAGATGACGCTTTCTATGCTCGCGTGCTTATCCGTGCTATTCGAAATCTTGATGTTGTTGTTAGTGTGCTTGAATGTGTGGATTTAAAAGGCGTGACGGCTGTACCTGTTGATAGTGAGTTCGAAGTAAAATACATTAACGGGCGTTACAAGTGGGGATTCAAGCGTCGAGGTGCTGACGACTGGATCATCAAAGAGATTGACACAGAACAGCAAGCACACGCGGCACTGGCAGACCATAGGAAAGCGATAGCAGCATGAGCATACCTACCCAATTGAGTCTATATAATCACGCCCTGCGGTTAGTTGGGGGGCCTAAATTAGCGTCTCTTACGGCGAACCGGCCAGAGCGTTATGCATTAGACGCAATTTGGGACGAAGATCCTGTTTTGGATATTCTTGAAGAGGCACAATGGACGTTCGCTATTCGCACGCTGGAATGGAATTACGACGCCAGTGTGACCTCTGACTTTGGCTATACTTACGCATTTTCTAAACCTTCTAATTATGTTCGCACGGCTGCGATCTGTTCAGATGGTTATTTTAACGCCCCCATTACGAACTTCTCAGACGAGAATAACTATTGGTTTTGCGACTACGAAACCATTTACATCAAGTACGTATCGGATGATGTTCTGTTTGGTCGTGACTACTCGCTATGGACTAAGCTATTTACAAATTGTGTAGCGGCAAAGATGGCCAGCGAGCTAGCGGTAAGTTTAACTAAGTCGCAGACCATTATGGATGCGAGAGATAAGGCGCTTAAGAAGTATATTGCCGACGCTAAGTCATTGGATGCAATGAACGGGCCAACCCAATTTATGCCACCCGGCAACTGGACAAAATCACGCCGAAGCAATCGCGGCATGTATTCTAATAGGTGATAAATGCCAAGATCAAATACGCCACTTTTAGCTTTTAACAGAGGCGTCATATCTCCTCTTGGCTTAGCTCGCATTGATCTAGACCGACTTCAGTTATCAGCCGAAACACAAACAAACTGGATGCCAAGAGTACTTGGAAGCATGATGCTGCGTCCAGGGCTTGAGTACATTTATGGTACAAAATCAAACAACAAGCCGCACCATATACCCTTCGTAGCCGCAACCGACGATACAGCCATACTTGAGTTCACTGATAGCGTATTAAGAATATCCGTTGATGAGGTATTAATAACCCGTCCAGCGGTTACGGCAGCGGTAACGAATGGATTATTTACAAGCGATGTAACAAGCTGGACGGACGCCGATGAATCTGGTGCCGCGTCTGTGTGGGCTACGGGTGGGTATTTAAGTCTGCTTGGTACAGGAATAAACGAAGCATCGAGAACGCAGCTTGTTACCGTCAACGAGGCTGGCATAGTTCACGCGCTAAGAATCATTATTAATCGTGGCCCTGTGAAGGTTCGCATAGGCACAACGGCTACCAATGGCTCGTACCATACGGCAACGCTTGGCACCGGCACACACTCCTTAGCCTTCACACCTACGGGTAACTTTTACATAAACTTTTCTAGCGCATTATCCTACTCGGTAGTAGTTGACTCAGTTGCCGTGGAGGCTAGCGGTGTTTTAGAGCTACC